GACCGCTGCTATGGCAAGCGACAATTCTGCTAGTACCATCTAGCACCTCTAATTCCACCATTTAAATTGGAAAAACGTAAACACATTGATAAACATCATGGGGATTCAGGCCATGTAACATCTGATGGATCAGCAGTATTTGCAGGAAGATCTCGTAAGGATTTTCTGTAAGTTACCCATTTAGCTTTATCCTCATCACTTAATGGAGTATCGGTTGAGACTGTCCAATCAGAGGATGCTAATAAGCCATCACGAGTCATTCTAACTTCTTTCCAATCTCTCTCTAGCTTTTCAGCATCAGCCGTTTTCTTATCGTAAGTAATTTTTTTATCGTCACCATTAACAACCCAGTAAACGTTCTTGCCGTCTGGCATATCAGCAGCAAATCCACCATGTGCCTTACAGTGTTCTTCTGCTTCTTCAAGAGTATCGAAGCCTTGGTATTTGTCTAATGTTGACTTAGTCCAGTCAACAACAGCAATAAATTTTCCCATTGTCATTATCCTTTAAATGAAATCGTAACTGCGCCAGCATCACGAGAGTTTGTACTTTGCACTTCCAACTGCGTTAATTCTCCAGATAGGGCTTTAAACCCACCACCACCACACAAAGATGGCGCACCTGTACCTGCTGTTACAAAATGACCAGCCCATTTGTTGGTAGATGTGTTTATAAGCCGAAGGATGTAAGCTCCACAAAGTCGTGCAGGATGACTACCTAGTTTAACAACAAACGATGAAGTGCTTTCAAGACTAGAAAATGAGCCATTTAGGTTAATACTGCCCTCAGACAAATACCCAGATGTTTCTAAACCACCGCTGTCGCCAATTTGTATATCTATGTCATCTGAGCTATCCAAAGATAAATCGAGAAAATGAATACATACTTCTTTAGTACCAGCAGGTATTCCTGTAAACGTCATAGCCATACTTGTATCTTCGGCAACATTTTCTGTAAATGAAATACCACTGCTACCACCAGAAGCCGCTTTTAAAAGCCCACTAGATCGTCCTACATTGTCACTAATTATACCAGCCATAATTTACCTCGTTTGATCTAAGAATGAGACTACAATATCTACGTTTGCGCTACTAGCTGTTGCAGCGCAGAGGTGGTCTGTGTCTGTAATCACAAATTTATCATTAAAAACAAAGGTTTCATTAGCACCAATTGCTTGATCTGAAAGCAATTCAAAGTCTGTTCCACCACCATTTTCATCTATATAAAGATCAAAGGTTTCAGCAGCCCCTGCTGTTTCTGTAACGATCACACTTAATATAGTGTAGGTATGCCCGTCAGCACCATTTAGAATTACGCTTTCTGAGTTTGTAACCCCTGCTGTTAAACTGTAACTTAATATTTCGCTTGCCATGTTTATCTCCTTTTAAAATCCAATTAAAATCCAAATACGAGTTCTTTTCCAGTTAATGATGCTGCCGTTTTTACAATTGATCCTTCTATTGTTACAATTCCACTAGCAGATCTTGCAAGTGTTGTATCTGAAGCGTGTCCAAGCTCTATACTAGTAAATTGTGGAGAGTTTCCTGTTCCTAAACCTAAATTAGTTCTAGCTGTTGCAGCGTTATTAAGATCGGAAAGGTTGTCTGTTTGATCACATTTAGAATTAACTGCTGTTCTAACTGCACTAAATTCAGTATTAAATTCATCTCCTGAAATAACTTTAGCTGCATTAGAATCTGCAAGATCGTCTTTACCAGACCAGCTTACTTGTAATGTATAATCACTCATGGTTTACCTCTTTAATTAACTTTGTGAAGAATATCTTGCTATGCCGTATAATGATTTATAATCTCCATATAATGCTTGATCTCCAACACTAAATGGTTCTTGACTTTCTCGTATTTCTTCCCATTTATCGGAAAGGTGCATAAATAGTTTTTGTTGTTTCCATGTATTTTGTCTTCCTTTAGGAAAAGGTTTAATTAATGGTCTTATTTTTCCTCGTACCATTAGGACAGTCTCCGTTCTACAGACCATCGCCCTAAATTCTTTTTACGTTCTTCACTGGAAAGTTTTTTCTTTTTCTTTCTTTTAACTATTTTACCAGCTATTCTATTTTTTATCGGTTTCATTAAAGGATAACCCCATGTTCTTTATTACGTCTAGCAACTAAATCTAATAATATTTTACGTTCTGCATCCCATATATCTTTTAAAGTTTGTTTACTAACTTTTGGATCATCATCTATTTTTCTTTTTATAGAGCCTTTAGGTATTGGTAAAGAAGAAGTTTTAGGAAGACTATGTTTATCTATAGGTGTAAATAAACCTCCCTTTGGTACATCTAAAGATTTTGTATTAAATTTTTTAGGTGCATCATGTGTTTTATTTTTAAGTCCTTTACCAGATTCTACATCTACTTTACTAAATTGTTTTTCGGAAACTGGATCAATATCATCTTCCTTTAAAAGAGAGTCCATAATATTTTCTATATTTTCTACTTCATCTTCAAATTCTTCAGACTCATCTCCAAAATCTAACTCGTTACTTTCTAAAAAATTCTCTAACTGTTCCGGGGTTGCTCCGGGCTTTGCAGCTTTAAATACTTTAACTAACATACTTTTATAAAGAGCAGCTATCTTACTTTTAATTTTAGATAGTTCCATGTCATATGTATTACCAGATAACATTTCCTCTATAGTAACAGTTCTCATAAGGTACGAACTCCATTACCTTTTTGTTCATGATGCTTAACCCATCTATCATGGGCTGCTATATTATCTGGTTCTGAACCATCATATAATATAATTGGAGTTGAAACTGTTTGTTTTGATACACTACCACATTTAACACAAGACGCATCATCAGTACGTTCAGAAACAAATCTAAACTCTTCCTGAAGATGATCACAAGTGTTACATAAATAATTATATGTGGGCATTAATATCTCCGTAAAAAGAAGGGGAGAACCCTAAGATTACTCCTAGGGTTCTCCTTTGACTTAAGTAGCAGGTACTACAAATGCAACACCAGCAGTGTCACGCATCTCACCAACACCATAAATAGTATCGGATGTAAACAAGTCACCTAAGTATTCTTGTTTATACTGAGTTTGTGAACGAACACCCATTTGCTCAACAAGAGCAAGAGCGTCTTTATGCATCATAACACCCACACGGGCAGCATCACTTTCGATGCTTGGGCAATTGGATGATACAAATACGTCAAGTCCGTATATGCTACCAATTTTACCTGTCTTGATTGCATTGCCGTCACCAATAAACTGTTGCTCAGTAAAACGAGCAATAGCCAGCATATCATTTGCTGCAATTGGTGGTACAACTAGCGCACGATTGTCCATTGGGACATCTGCATTGTCTAGTTTAAGGATCATCTTACGGATACCAGCATCAGTAAGATCGCTATCGTTGGATGAGTTACCTGTAAATAAGGTAGTACCATCACCACCGATAACAGCTTTTTCGTAGAGAGCAGCACCTGTACCACCTACAGTACCTCCTTGGAGGGCTTCAGTAAGTGTAAACAAGTCTGTATCTACTTGTGTAGCAAGAGCATAGCCAGCATCATCCGTATAGAATCTACGGAGACTTGACAATCCTTGTACTTCCACAATATCTTCAATCACTACGGAATATTCATAGTGCTTGTTAATGCTAATATTAGTTGTACCATGAGTATCACCTTGTAGTACAACTTGAGTATCAGCAGCTTTGGCGTTAGCAGACCCACGAGTTGGTGTTGGAATGTGGATTGTATCGCCTTTTTTACCATTATGATTGATACGAGTAACAACATTACCCAGTACCAAATTCTTTTTATACCCTGCTATGACCTCATCTGACCATAGCTCAGGAATAAAATTCGCAGCATCAGACACATTCTGATGATTTGTTCCTAAAGCCATTTTATATCTCCTTAAGCTTTAATAGTTTATTTGACTCGACCATCAGCATATGCAGATAAAATTTCATCTTGTAAATCTTCATACCTCTGAGGGTCCCTTGTTTTAAGTCTGATTAGATCAGCCCTACGATAGATTTTTTTACCGGCTGTGGATTCTGAAGAAGACCTAGATACGGCTTTACCATTCTTTAATGCTGCACTACGTTTAGCAGTTTTTTGTTCTTCTGCTGCTGTTGTATTAGTAATTAGTGATCTTTCCTTCCAGTTGCCCATGAGTTCCATAGCTGAATCAAGATCATAATTATGTGCGTTTACATAAAGTTGAGTCCGTATTGGACTTTGTTTAACCCACTCCTGAAATTTAGTATCTGTTACAACTTCTAAATAATCAGGATGCGCTGCTTCAAGTTGTTGAGTTGTAGCTCTGGCAGATTGTACCTTTTGCTGCTCTTCAAACTCCCGAAACTTCGGATGATTTTCAATGGCTTTACTAACTGCTTTATTAGGGTCATCAAAAAAATCAACTTCTTCTACTTCTCTTTCTACAGCAGTTTCGGTTTGAGTGGTAACTTGTTGTTTAAGAATTTGATCAGTTAATTGTCTTAACTCTCCAATCTCTTGGCCTTTACGACCAAGTTCTTTCTCAAGATTTTCATAAGATGAGACAATTTCCTCAACCGATTTCCCTTGGAATTTATCCGGTAATTCTTGTTCTTGTGACTCAGGTTGTTCCTCCTCCGGTATTGGTGGTGGTGGAGCCTCATCAACAATATTAGAATACTGTTGTGTTTCTTCAGGGGTTTCGACTTTTTCTTCAACAACTAAACTACTCATAATGCTAACCTCCGTCCTATTAAAGATTATGGAGTTGATAAAAATGTTGGGATTAGATTAACTTTCTAATTGGTCCAACGCTAATTTGGTAGTCTCTTCTAAATTAATAACCATATTTAAAATATCTACCTGACCTCTTCTGAGGTATAAAGTTCTTTCATCGTCTATGTTTTGTATATTTTCTAAGGATTGTGCCATATCGGTTAACTCTTGTGTAAAGAGACTCCAAGCTTCCGTTGAAAATAAGTCTATTCTTTTTTCTAAAACTTCTCTATCACTTAACATAAATTACTCAAAATCTGTTCCAAAATCTAATTTATCTTGTGATTTTTTAGTTTTACATTCACAATCAGGTCCACAAGTGCAACCCTCTTTACCACAGTGAGGGCATACTTCCTTTAAATCTTTACCATCATAATAATGTTGAAGCAAATTTTTCTTCCATTTTTCTTTTTCCATATTAATATTTTTTAATTGGTTTACCTTTTGGTTTTTTTATTTTTTTCATTACAGTACCTCCTTAGTTCTGTGAAGTAGCCCTTGCTTTAGCTAAATTTAAAATAGTTTCTGATTCTAAATGTTGTGTTTCCGGAATATTACGCATAGTTTCCGATTGAACATTTTGTGAGTCAATTCTTAGTTTTTCAATCTTAGCCATCTTTTCAGCCATATCCATTTGTTCTTTAATTAAAGTCTTCTCTGAATTTTTATCTTGTACTTCACTTTGGAATTTTGCAGCAGCAGCAAAGTCTTTCATAGCGGAAGCTTCAGTTTCCTTAATTTCTGCTTGAGCTTTTTGAAGTTGCATTTGTTGTGCTATCTGTTGTAATTCCTGTGCTTGAGGATCAGGTTGCATTTGTTGTGCTATAGCCATTTTCATTTGTTCACGATTAGACATGGAACTGTTTTCAAATATGGACATAAGAAGTATAGAAAATGCAGGAGTTCCTTGTTGTGTCATGGAAAGCAATTGTATCATTTGTGTCATCTCTAATTCTTTAGCCATAATTCCCATAGAGGAATGAGCTTCAAATTGATAATCACCTGTAGGATACCTTTCCGGATTAAACTGCATATATCTCCATGCAGCTTTTTGAATAAGAGGAAGTAAAAAATTCTCTTGGAAATTCATTATAGTACGTTTTTGACGTTTAATGGAAGCTGCTTGAAGCATAGACATTCCGGAAGCTGTAGCGTTCCTAGGATTAGCAGAGTTACTTGTAGCNGAATCCATAGCTCCTGTACCCATTTGAACCATACGTTCAAGCTCTGCTGCTTCCGTAAAGGTACTTTGAGCAAGACTTCCAAAGTTTAAAGGCATTAATGTTTGTCTGGGATCACCATTAGTAAGAATAGTCTTACCAGCTTTAACTTCAAACTTAACACCTCTAGGAAGCCTTGTAGCATCCACACCCATCATAGGATGCGTTGTNAGTGCTAAAGCATCTATNCTTGCTCTTAGCTCTGCATCAAGAGCCTTTTGAGGGTTATAACCTTTCTCTGCTATTCCTCTTCCCCAGAATTTATTTGGAACTCTATCATGTTGGTAAGATACAAAAGGACGATCACCCATCATGTAAGGATTTTCCGTAGCNTTTAAAACACAATGATCATTAGCAATAACAACTACAGCTTCTATAAGCTCATCATCATCATAATCAAATTCATCTGTTATTGAACTTTCTTTTTCCTCTAGGAATTTAGCGGGAACTCTTCCCCAATACTCAGTAATTTTTACTTTATCGTCTTCTGAAGCATAGCTTCCATTCTCTTCATCAAATCCAAGATCAGCATGATCATAGTTTCCAAGAGGTTTATCTTCATAAATCCCTTCCTTTATAGCTTCTATGATTTCATACTTTGGTTTAATAACAATTTGTGCAACACCTAAAGCTTCATTTATACTGGAAGCTGTGGGGTCAATGACAAATTCTTTAGGAGTTATAGATTCTACTGTAACTGTAACAACTTCATTTTCCATTATTACAGTATCAGTAGTAAGGGTATCTGGTATTGGAGATTCCGTAGGGACTTTTAATGTCTCTTCTTTAATATTAATTTTAGCAATACCCGTGCCATAGATAGCACCATTAAGGAGGGATTCACAAATAGAGTTTTTAACTTTAGCCCGTTGTAAATCTTCCTGTAAATTTAAACGAATTATAGTTATATCTTGAGGGTCTTTATCTGTAATATTATCTCGTACATCAAACCACTGTTCTCTGCCAAAAATAGCTTCCTCTAACTCTGATACAGTAGCTTCAACAGCTTGTTGAGTTGCTGGAGATATTAAACGAGAGTTTTCGGAACCTCTTGTTTTATCTGAGGGAGACCAAATACCACGCCAAATACGATAGTATTCATCCCATTTTTCCAGATAATTTGTATTCCTATGTTCTTCCCACTGCTCAACTCTACCCATTACCCAAGAACTTAATGAGGATTGAGGATCGTTGTACTTAGTATCCTGAGACATTATCTACTGGTTCCCATTCTTCTACGTCAATTGATTGTGCAAAATCAGCTACAGATACTTGGTCAATATAGGCCAAAGAGTCCAGTAAGTCATCGTGAGACAAGGAGCTTGGGAAATCCAACATTTGAGATATAAAGTGATGATTCCAATCTGCCTTTCTTATCTTAATCTTACCATGTTCCATTCGGCCTTGTAATGCCCAGATAATTCTATCTTGTTTCTTTTTACCTCCATGAGTTACATCTGTAATGTTAACCCATCTACCTCTTATTCGCATTATATCTTCTAAGTATGGCATTATAGCATTTTTTAATGCACCAGCTTCTATACCTACTGTAGTTGCCTGTACATCTTCTGCGGAATCAAGTATCTTTTCCGCTGTCTCTTTAATACCCCATCTTCCATGTAAGATGTCTTTAACGTACCATTCATCTTGAACAATCTTAACAATGGAAATAGCTGTCTCGTCTAACTTAGAACTTTTTAATCCTCTGTCTCTACTGCTTTTTTCAAACCCAGCCGGATCAACAGATATGACATAATGTCCTTGCACTTTTGATACATCTTCAAAAGCATCTTCTTCAGCATATCGTACCCACTCTTCATGAAAGATACCCCCGGAAAATGATTCAAAAGTCGCTTCAAACTCTTGACGAAAAGCTTGAGTTGACATAGTTCTTTTAGCTGCTTCCACTTCCTTAGGATCAATAAAAGTGTTTGCCGTGGAAGTAAATTGAAAGGCTTCCCAATCTTCTTCATTTTCTTCTAACTGAGCGTCTATCCATAATTTATAAAAGTGGTTTTTCCCTGCTGGAGTACCTATAAATAATGCTTCACCTTTAACATCTGCCAATGTGGGTCTTAAGATCATCTCCCACACTTCCGGCTTCATGGAAGCATATTCATCTAAAACAACAAAGGAAAGGCCCACTCCCCTTAAAGTATCTGGCCTATCTGATCCCTTTAGATATATTTTACGATCATTAATAAGTGTAATCGTAGCAGTATTCTCATGTGTGCTTTTGATTACATCTTGTCCTATTTCCTTTAAGATGGACCAAAGAATATCTTTAGCCTGTTGGAAAGTAGGAGCTACATAAAATACATCTTTTTCCTCAGATTGTAGAGCTTTGATAATTAATAACCAAGCTGCTAAATAAGACTTACCGAACCTTCGACCACAAGATGCTATCTTAAATCTTTTATCACTTTTAAAGATTTCCATTTGTGCCGGGTGAAGTGTGACATTTATATCACTCACTCTCGGTGTCTACCAATCTTTTAGAAACTTCCCCCTCGATAATTTTAAACTCTTTCTCTTCTTGTCTTTCGATTGCTTTAACAGATTCGACAATAATATTAATACCCAAGTCCTCATGTTCGTGCTTAATCTCCACAGCTTTTGATACGGGAATTATACGATCTAAGCACATTTTAAGGCAGTGTCTATCTCCTTCTAAAGCCAACGCTATAACCTTGTCAACTATCTCTGGACCTTTGGAAGATAATAACTCTCTGGAAAGCTTAGTGTACTTATTAAGTGAGCCTTTGACTCTTCCCTTAGGATTTAATGATGGCATCCCTTTGTAAAAATTAGGATTACCCCTAGGACGTTTCTCTGGCAAGACTTCATTATTAGACATATCATCTCCATCTTTACCCATTACAATTTCCTTTTTTAAAAAAAGACAAATCAATGGAAGTCTGGATATATATACTTAAGTGTTCTTAATTGTTTGAGATTAATAACTAAAGTGTAAATATTAAAGTTTTAATTCTCTTGTTCTTAATTGTTCTTAAGTAGTATAACTCAATATAATAATATTATATCATATTTTTACCCTCCCGTCAAGTCCCCTTAGGCTATTATTGCCCCGAAATCCACTCCTGTCAACTCTAAAGTTTACTTGACATTTAGCAATTAGTTAATTTAGACCTCCAAATTGCTTCCCATGTGGTCATGAGGGTA